AGCAGCATCTTGGATAAAACGACACGCTCGCGTCAAACGCATCAAAATAAGTACAAAAACGAAAAGGCCCCAGGTGTCCTACCCTGGGGCCTTTATGACCACTAATGGATCGGATCGCATACATTCCATACTTGCCCCCACCAAGTACCCCTCCGCCAAGGCACCTGATTACAAGTCTTACCACAAAACTCATCAAGAGTCATAATTTTCCATCCTTTATTATACCGTCCAACCACAACACACGCAACCTATGTCCCATCCGGAAGCTTCGGACAACGAGAAAGAGAACACTTAACTCCAGTACTAAACTCACACGTACTGCAATCATCCCTTATTTTGACCGCCAAAAACTCCTGCGAAGAATCTCCAGCAGCACGCACACGAGCCTGAATAGGAACCAAATCCCACCCAGTTAGGTTAGCCATATGCCTATTCAAATGTAAAATTCTAACCGGAATATGATTAGTCACCTCAATCAACTTCCCAAGATCAACAGACGAATTAGAATCAATATACTCCTCAGAACCAAATGGAGGAGACGTAAACATAATATCAGCATTCGGTATACTAATATCAAAACAATCATTAGTTGAAATATCACAATCAAAACCAATAAATTTCGCCATATTATTCAACCCATCAACAGTCTTCCTACTCAAATCACAAGCAGTATACCTCAACCCCAAAGAAGCAGCAGCCAACATCCTACCACCCCACCCAGCAAATGGATCAAAGACAGACTTCCCTCCAAAATGCTTGAAAACAGCTTTCGCAAAGCCAGCATGAATTTGCGACGGAACACCAACACCAGCAAAAACAAATTCCCTAATAATCCTATCATAAGTAATAGATTTACCAGCCACCAAATTATTTAACGCACGTTCAAAAATATCACAATCCTTACCCCATACTTCACTCATTAATGATTTCCCTAAAGTCCTCACATCCCACAAATGTGGTTGAAAATGCCAAATCAACCTCTTACCTGCCCATGGTTTACCATCTGGTTTATGAGACCTCCAAATACCATCAATCAAATAATCATCTACCTCTAACCTCAAAATTTCATCATAATCATTCTTTAACTCATCAACAATAAAAGAAGGCGGTACAAAATCAGAAAATAACTTCCTTAGCTCTCTCTTTAATTTCCTTCTTTTCAAAAGGTCATAATTAGATATTGACTCATTATAATTAAATCCAGTAAATTCAGCTAATTTACTGTCTAAACAGTTCTCAAGAAAATCAACCAGATGTTCACAACTATATTCTCTCTTCGCAAGGTTAACCGCTTGACATACTAATTGTACATTACCCTTAATATGCCCCGATTTTGGATCGATCCTATCAATAGACAAAGAAAAAAGATTATTTCTATCATGCAACATCTTAACACCACTCAACGCACAATTACCATCTTGAATACCATACATTTGTTTTATATAATCAAAATCAAGGTCAAAACCACGACCATATTTCTTATCTGATGCCTTAGCATGCTTAATACACTTACAAATCCAAGTATCAATATTCTTAGTCTCAACCTTACTTTGATATTCCCTCTGTCTAGTCTTACAATATTCAGCATTACTATGGTAATACTTGTTATTCTTCTGCTTTATAATAGAATTATTCTTCTGATATGATAATCTCTTCTGCTCATTAATCTTATTCCTATTCCTCTTACGATATTCCTTCCTATTACTATTAACTATTAGATTATTCTTCCTATATTCTCTAAGTTTAGATGCTCTACATGATTTACAAACAGCACCGGTTTTAGGGAATTCAAATAATTCCTTATCTATTCCACAAACTTTACACTTTTTCATGTGCACTCCTTATTGGGTGTGTACTAATTATATTTGCTCACACCCAACAAGGTTTCAAATACGAAGAACCCCCAGACTAAGCTGGGGGTTCTTCATTTATGACAACTTGTTTCACTTACAGATTAGATACCGTGATCGTCCCGTAGTACAGACCACCATCTTCGATCAGCTTCTTACCGTATCTGGTCATGATGCCCTTATTCGGTGTGAAGCTGTTCGGGTCCAGCACAGTCGGAGTGCTCAGCAGCGGAATGTACGGAGCGTAGAAGTAACCCGAATCCAGAACCGAGTTACCCTTGAAGCCCAGGAGGATCTTGCAGTTCGGGAAGAGTGGATCCTTGAACAGCTTGATCTTGCCCTGGATCGTACCGGCAGAAGTAATGCCGATATCGATTCCGTCGTTGGCCAGTGCATCGCTACCACGGAAATCGTTCAGCTGTTCAAACTTGCTGGCGATATCCGCAGAAGTGACCATCCAGTTCGCAGGACCACGGAGCGTGGTTCGGTGGATGACGTTCGCTACTTCCAGGACCTTGTAGAGCAACGCGATGTTGCGGTCCGTGAAGTTGACCGAGGCACCTGCAGCGGTCGCGAAGTTATGGGTGGCGCGGATCGAGGCGGAAATGATCAAGTCATTGATGATTTCGCGGTCGATTTCGGCAACCATTTCGTCGGCCATCAGGTCGGTCAGCGTGCCTTCGGCGTCGATGTTGTGAACGGCCTTGAGGTCCTGAGCGGCTTCCAGGGACCAGCTGGTCTTCAGCTTGCGCGTCACAGCCGAAACCGAATCGCTGTCGATCGACAGGGTGATTTCGGGCTGGAACGGGTTGTTCTCAAGGTCGAACTCGTAATCAACGCGAGCAACCATGCCCGTGGCACTTCCGGCAGAGAGGGTGACTGTGACTTCGGCAGTGGTGCTGTCGAAGACGGTCGCGCCGGAGGTCGTCGTGTCAACTGTCAGAGACGGGCAGTCAGAAGCGGTGCCGTAGGCAACGAATTCCGGATTGCCGTCTGCATCAAACGTTATCTGCGCGCATGGTTCTGTATCTTCGCAGTTGTCCACGTCGCTGGCGTAGAGGTTTACGACCACTGTGCCGGCGAGTACTGGCTTGTGGAGAAGCGTGCCGCTGATAACCGCACCGCCGCCGGCGATTGTGAGGTCTTCACCCTTGACGGTCTGAGAGCTGTAGTACGGATCCAGCGCCCAACCATTCTGCCGAGCGAATTGCTGAGCAGTGTTCTGACGCATGATCTGCGTTCCGGCAACCGTCTGGCCCTTGCTGATGGCGTAACGATAGCGGATGTAGAAGATCAGGCTGGCCGGTGAACTCATGGGCTGGACGCCAACGAGGTTATCGGCAATCAGGCGCGGGTAGCTCTTCCGAATCATCGGGAGGGCAAAACGGGTGAAATCGGCGATGTCACCAGTCGTGGTCGCTTCCTCAAACAGGACACCGCCTTTTCTGCGGTTATCCATGAAGTTGTGCTGGTTTTCGAGGACCATCGCCATCAGGCCGTACTTGCTCGGTGGGACTTCCTTGCACTTGGCGAGGACTGGTGCCCAACGCTTCACCATCTGATTCCGCTTGGCTTCAAGAACCAGCTTGGCGTTTCGGACATCAGCCGAGTTGGCTGACGTTGTGTGATTCTTCATGTGAAATGTCTCCTAAAGGCTTATCACTCGTTAGCGAATGAAAGCGGGGTCTCCGTCCAACTGACTGGCAATCGCTTGGATGCCGGGGTCACCACCGGCAATGGTCCCTGTCGGGGCCGTCCGTTTCACGGTCTCGGTCATAACTTGGCGGGTAGTCGAAGGACGTACCCCCGCCCTGCGCAGCATACCCAGGTTGGTCTTCTGGGCAGGAGTCTTTGATTCAGTCACCGTCTGCTTGGCCATTAGCTTCTGAACCATGGCCGGTTTCTGAGTGAACTTCTCCTCTAGGAGGCGATTGCGTTCCAGAGCCTTGAGGGCAATTTCATTTGCTCTCTTAGCCTTGAGCGCGGTCTTCTCGTACACCTCTCTGAGCTGCCTATTCTGAATACGCAACGCTTTCAATTCTTCCGACTCAGCGATTGCAGCCTGGCCAGAGCCCTTGTCACTAATCTCGATGCCTTCAACGAGGGATTTTACCCCTCTCAGCATCTTAGTGGCGTCAGCCTCACCAATTGCCGCTTGCCTTTGAGCTTCTCGGTTTATTGTAGCAGTACGAGCTTCTAGGAACACTTCAACCTTCCTAGCAAGCTCACGCTTCTCGTTATCCAACGCTTCAGCGCAAACCTTCTTCGCTGAAAGTACACGTTGCTTGAAATCCTCTTCTAGGGTCTGCTTGACCTCAGTCTTATATTGCTCCATCGACTCTGTAATTTGCCCAATCAATTCAGGTGAAGCACCCAACTGTTTGAGCAGGTCAACTAGCTTGTTCATTTTGTGTGTCTCCTTACAAATTACTTTTGCCTAGAAAGAGTATTTCTGTACTCTCTCATCCTCTGATGAAGTATCTTCTAACTTCATCAACAAGTGCAGCTTCGCGTGCTTCCTGCAAATTAGCCTTCTTAGTACCAGCAGTAATCTGACGTTGCTTAGCTTCCATCATCTGCTTCAACTGCGTACCACTAACAGAAGGCTCAGCGACAGCATCAAAAGTAATCAGTTCATAACCATCCTGAACCCTATAAGCATCCTCACCCTCAACAACAACCAATTCCATATCACCAACACCACGAGAACTCACACCAATCTGAATCGCACGATCCATATAGCAAGACAACATCGAACCACAAGGACAACGATCATCATTGATGACTTCCAACTCACCAATTACCTTCTTCCCCTCCATCCACAACTTCGTCACAAGGTGAGAAACCCTGTCCAAATGGATCTTAGCATCTGGCGGATGGTCGAACTCACCCATCACCCTACGCTCACTGATCGGTCTCTTCAGTTTCTTGATCGCATCTTCAAGGACAGTAGACGGATATATCCGACCATTCGCATTCTTCTCTTCAGCTTTCTGGAAAACACCAGTACAACGCATTACTGAGACTTCTTTGACACCAGCACTCTCTAGAATAGGATGCCCTGTGAGACGGGCTTTCTTCATGTCCATCAGAACAAAGACTTGGTCATCCTGCAGGAATTCTAATCCATGCGGGATGACCCCAGTCTGAGAAACACAATCACGAAGGGTGGCTACCATCTGTTATCCCTTTGCTTTTGGCAGACTCGATTTCGTCGCCTTCGGAGTCGCACCTGTCCCGCCGTATTCTTTCCACTTAGGACGTGGGTTTCCGCTTGTTTTCTGAGCGTCTTCCTTGGTGTCCGTTGGCTTGTTCTTGATGGCTTCCTTCTGAGAAGGAATCGTCACCTTGGACTCACCAAGAGGCTTCTCTTCCGGTACTTCCTCTTCATCTTCTGGTAGTTTAGGAAGTTCCGCCTCAACCGCTTGATCGCCCAACCCAGATTCATCCATCGGCTCTTCCAGACTAGGCTCTGGAACGTCAAGACCTGGCCCACCCGGCATTTCTTCACCAGGCATTTCCTCACCAGAAGGCGGCGTCAAGTCAGTTGGAGGAGTCAACGGAGTATCCGTATCAGTCGCATCCGGAAGATTCAGGACGATCTGAGTAGTAGCAGGAGGAACTGTAGCAGTGAAAGTGCCTTCACTGGGTTCTGTATCCTCTTCCCCACCAAGAGGCATATTGGTAACATTTGGCCCATCCAATGCCGGATCAGCCGGATCAGCCGGATCAGCCGGATCAGCGCCCAATGCCGGATCAGCGTCCAATGCCGGATCATTTATCGCACCAGGATCCATAGCAGGTGTCGCGCCAGCAGCATTAACATCAATTACCTCGTCATCACCAACTGGCTCAACTGGCTCAACATCACCTTCACTTTCACTTTCACCTTCCATACCAAGGTCATCGCCCATCGGATCTTCTTCTTCATCACCCATGGCCTCAACAATCCGAGCAACAGCAGCGTCAGCTTCCTGTTCCTCAGTCGTGAAACCAGCAGTCTTATTGAACGGCCACACAACCGTCTTCCTAGAAGTCGGTGGCTTACGAGAACCTTCCTCAACCTCACCCTTCACGCCACCAGCAATTGACTTACCTTCCTGACCGTCCATCTCATCCTTCTTACCACCACCCGAATTAGCCGAAGCACCATCACTCTTCTTCAGAGTTGACTTGACCAAACCCTTACCCTCAGGAGATTCATTAGAAGGCTTCTCACCACCGCCAGAAATCTTGATGTTGCCAACCGACTTCTTCTGGAGGCCAGCTCCTTCTGGGCTACCCATCTTATGACAATCTTCATTCTTCATTGAGGCTATAATGAGATTATAAACATCAGCGCCACAACTTGGGCAGACCGCTGTATCTTCCTTCAAGCACTCAGCGAGTCTATGCTCAGCTTTGCACTCGCCACAGCAGATCATCCCAGGCTTCGGCACCTTACCCAATCCACCCTTACCCTTGCCACCATTCAAAGTAGCTGAAGGATTATGATTCATTGTATTAGGATTGCAGCCCTTACCATCCTTGCCATTCTTCTGGACGCCCATCGCCTTGCCAGAGTGAGCAGGAAGAGTAGTTCCTGGCTTACCAGCGCCAAGACCATCTTCAGATTCCTTTGGCTTAGATTCTTGCAAATCATAAGCATAAGGATCATCTTCCGTATCATCTTCTACGATGTCAATCTGGACTGGGGTATTGGCAGTCAGGATGTTCTCAAACTGCTTAGCGAGCCGATCTTCCTTGAGTGCTTTCGCACGCATGACGTAAGCTTGTAGCTGGACTGTAGACCGTGCGTGGCCATCTTCCTTGATGAACTGGCCAGCATTCTTGATCCATTCTTCCAGCTCTGCCTGTAGGCCTTCTGTGGTCAACTGGCCAACAGCTTCTCGGATCCTTTTGACCAGGGATTCATCAACTTTATTTTCCCAGGGTTTCTTCCACTGCGGTTTTTCGCCATTCTTGCTTGGCATCTTCTTGTCTGATGTCTTCTTGTCTGATTCGCCGTCTGATTCGCCGTCTGATTCGCCGTCCTTTGTATTCTTGAATTGTGGTGGAACTCCTTCATTAATCGACTTACCAGAACGGTTCTTATTATCACCGAAGAGTCCAGCCAGAGGATCAGCACCACCCTCTTCATCACCCTCTTCACCACCCTCAGGAGTGCCGCCAAGTTCACCCTCAGCGCCCATCACCTCACCACCAGGGATTCCACCAACGGTGTCACCATCACCCAAATCACCCAAATCACCCAAATCCTCTTCACCACCGAGAGGAAGCGCACTACCAATACCACCTAGATCAGTGGCACCGCCACCATCAGTCGCACCAAACATCTTAGGTTCGGCATTGCTGGTAGTAGGCATCGCATCGAAACCAGACATCGTACCAATGTTCGGATTAGAATATCCATCAAGAGCAACCGCCGCTTCAATGACTTCCTCACTCAAACCAGAAAGGAAGTTACGAACTTCCATAATCGTCGCATCGTCAACATTATCCCGCTTGATTTCCAATTCCTTAATATAGTCATCTACCCGCTGGAGATCTTCATTCTTGTTGTCAGTGGTCGTCAGAATGTCGCGGATCTTACGAAGAGTGATCAGATGTTCAGAAGCTTCAAGGTTCACATCGCGGCTGCTCTCAACGAACATCGCATTCAGGAAGTCATTATATTCCTTCTCGAAATCGGCTGATTCCTCAAGCTTGCGTACATTCTCCACGAACGGAGCGTACTCAGCCATCCGTGCCGTAGCTTTCCATTCCTTCAGGATCGTGTTTCTGTTGACCTTACAATTGGTCCGGTAGAGTACCGTACCAATGTCATGGGCCAGTGATTCATTGAAGCAGCACTGAGCTGCCAAGGCATTTTCCGCGAGCTTGCGTGTTTCCTTCAAGGTCAGCAGGCAGAATTCCTGATTCTCTTCAAGGAATGGCACCACATTGTCAATGGCATCCTGTACCTTGTTGTCTGACAGGAGCATCGCGAGATGCTTAATCCTATTCTGGAATCCCTCAGAAAGGTAAGCCTTCTTGGTGTTTTCCTTGATGATGCTCGCTACTACCTTGCGCCGCGTCATCTCGGTGATTGGGATTCTGATCACTTCGTCATTGAAGGTGGCTTCCACGATCCGACCACGGGAAACCTTGACGTTCTCCTTTAGGTGAGAGGCAATTCTCTTAATGAGAGCAGCACGATCGTGCTCCTTCATTATTTCCTTCTTGACTGGAACATAGTGGGTTCGGCCATCTCTGGTCGTGACCAGGCCACTCTCAGGAATAACATTAGCGCGGAATCGCTGTCTGGTAATCTTGTTGAAGGTACTATCAGCTTCATCAAGCTTATCTTCGTGTAGAGCATCGATCAGTTCGGAAACGTTCTTCTTGAAGAGACCTTCTTTCTTTGATTCAACTACGATAACTTCTTTGATATTTGTGACCTTGACGCGTCCTTTGCCTATGCTTTCAATTATGCCAGCATAGAATTTGTTGTTGTCAGTGTCTTTGATTGTCACGTTCTTTTGGTCAAGGGATAGTAGGTGCCAGTTGACACCTAATTCCTTTCCCATCATGGCAATGCGTTCTTCAAACAACGCAATTTGCGCATGGGCACCAACATTGATCTGGTGTAGGAACTTACCAGCATCAACTTCTACTGTGGGAAAGGATTGCTTCATGGTGTTTCCCCTTGTATTAATCCAGATTTATTTTTGCGCACAACCTATTCTTTTGCTTGTGATCAAGAAGCTTCCGACACTTAGCTCTTGTTTCTTCGTGCATTTGTTTAGGGGAGATCAGATTCCTTAATCTCACCCGTTTCTCCATCACTGTTATTTTCACTCTCAACTAATAGATCACGAAACTCTTTCTTAACACCGTCAATGTCCTCTATTATAGATTTAACTAGCACAGTAGTGTCTTCACCATCTTCATCAGTCTTCGGGAAATTGTCCATCTCATTGGCATTAACATACCATGCAACAGGTGTCTGTTGCATGTCATCAAGGAGCATACGCCTAGAACGAGTGCGATTCTTAAATTCATCGTATTCCTGCAACAGACGTTCGTCATCATCCTTAACGTCTTCAAGACCTAAACCACCAAGACCACCAAGACCACCATCCATACCAAGCTCATCAGGGCCCTTAGGCTGACCAGATTCAGCAGCCTTCTTAGCAGCTTCTTCCTGATCACTCTCAAGCTGATCAATCTCATCATCAGTCATATCAGTAAATCTGCGAAGTATCCAATCAGGTGGGAATAGACCAGATTCCTTAAGCGAACGAATAATATCAGCCCTGGTATTCCAAGTCTCAATCCTATAAAGTTCATCAATCGCAGAAGAAGCAGTCATATGGAGATCGAAATCCTTGATCTCCTCAATAGAATACCCTTGCAAAGCAAGATGAACAATAACTACCTTCTTCAACCCAGTAGTACACTCACGCTGAATCCACTGAACAGCCTTAGCAAACTCAGGTGACACAGACGACAAAGACTTACCATCAGAATCAGCCTGCTCACCAATACCAACCCTACTGAATGGGATCTTGGTACCAGAAATCATCTTCTTCTTGAAGTACAGGATATCTTCAATCTGATCAAGATTCTGAGCACCAGGAAGTGTAGTAATCTCTGGCCCAGAACCATCAGGACGCTTCGGAAGGAAGAAATCGTCCTCCTGAATCAATGGACTATAACGCTCATTGACCTGGCCAGTAGCCGGATCAACAAATTTATGCTTCTTAAATTGCCGTGCAATCTCAGTGATATACATATGGATCTGATTGGCAGGTATATTACCAATCGGAATACTAAAAATACGCTTCTCTGGAGCACGAGTTATTCTATAAATCAGAGCAGCATCTTCCATCATCCTCAGACGCTTAAAATCCTTACGAGAACCATCAAGGATCGATCTACCGTATGGATTATACATCTGTTCAAAACTGGTCAATCTCATATGCATTACCTGCCACGGATGCAGGAAATAAGGAGTCAGAGTATTCGGGTCCTGATAATAAAATCCAACAAGATCCCCATGCTTAGTCTGTACCCTGGTAAAATTATAGATATTTATGAATCTCAGAGATGATATACCATCGCGATTCTTAGTCGGGACTATTTCAGAAGCAAAATCGCCATATTTACATAGATATCTGATCATTGGTCGAACATGATTGTCTATTAAAAGGACGTTGTATAGGAGATCCTCTACTACTTGTGCTATTTTATTACTGCTTGATTTTACGACTATTGAGTGTTTTCTTTCAGGATCAATTAGTGATGCTTCGTCAGCATATATATCTAATGCTAAAGTTATTTCACCAACTTCGTCCATCATGTCGTAGTCTTTATAACGTTCAAGTCTGTTGATTTGTAAGTTGGTTTGTTCGAGTAGCCCAGCGGTCTTGCTGAATTCTATTACGTCGCCACCGCTTAATATTCTATCAGGTTGTGATTGATCTTGAAACAGACCTTCCTGCCTGAATATATTAGCACGTCTGAGATAGGCACGAATCCTATCGAATAGTTGCCAATCAGGTAATGGCATATTAGTTCCTCTTACTCAAAATATGTTTTCCCTCATGTACAAATCCCGATATTATTTACGGATTCAGGTTGTGTTTAATTCTGCTGACGGCATTAGGTCTCTTGATTATGGTACCTCCCAATTGGTTAGTAAACCTACGTAATTGCTCCTCTGGAGTATTAATTATTGTGATCTCAGAACCATAAATAACAGGAAGTAAACAATTCAACCCACCACTATTAGCCAATTCAGCAATCTTCGTAGGATTGGCACTCATTGCTGGATCTTCAGTAGGAACATAACGCTGTGGGAACAAATCACGCTGATCAGACTGAGCAGATTCCTTAATGCCTATAAGGGCCAAAGCCAAAGACATAGGCAAATCATCATGATTACCAGAACCTTTAACATTACCTACCCTATTATTGCCATAATGAATGAAAATCGCAAGCTGTCCATACAACCTCCTACTTTTAATATAGAGACCATCCTCAGTCAGATGATCAAGTAAACACTTAGTAAGTTGAGGCTTATAAGCAGGTACCGTTGGAAATCCAACCTTCTTATTCAACGCACCAGATGGACTACGCATCCTATACACATTGGGATATCCAAGTTCATGATATATGTCCTGGCTTACACCAGACCCAAGTCCCGTTCTCTCCGGGACAACATAGGCCATATTGTAGTACTTAGCAAGATAGTCAACCATCAATTTCAAAATAGCAGGCATGACCTTAATATTAAGCTCAGCCACTTGCTCCATAGTCACACAATCAACGATCTCAATAGCCGAATAATCATTATCCTCACCAGAAGAAATATCGACACCCATTACATAAGAATGACCAGGTTCAGCCGGCTTAATTATCCTACCATTTTCCAAGACAGGCGGGGTTGGCTTGACAGGCTTATTCCAAATCCACAACTGGTCCTCAAAATCAAGAACCATCTCCTCCGACGAGATCGGATGTGTGTAATCAACCTGTGCCACTCGTGCATAATTATCATCGATCTTATTACGCATATCAATAAGGACATTAACTGGTAATACAGTATTACCAGTACCAATAAATTCAGCAAGGACTTCCTGTCTGAATAAGTGTGCCTCTCCCCGTTGCTGCAACTGCCTATACTGCTCTTCCAGCCAAGGACTGTAATATTTGCCCCATCGATCCTTATCCTCTTTATTATTACATTCCTT